GAATATTTTCACACAAAGCTTTTAATTTTTCTATTTGCTCTGCGTTAGGGTTATTGTTGATGCCCTTACGTATTGCTGTGTCACTTTTAATTAGTTCTGATAAGGTAAAGTTACGTGTCAGGTTCATTAGAAAATTTTTCCGTTATACCATTTCCATAAATTATTAGAATTCAATATAGTATTATACATGTAATAATCAAAATTTAAATACTTCATGATTTCTTTTTTTTCTATGTTAAGACTATCTTTTTCATCATCTTTATTTAAATAAAAAGACCGATTGAAGTGCATTTTTAAAAAAACTTCTAAGTCTTTTATATCAACATAAAAGTTGATATCTGAATTTATTATGTGTGAAAATTGTGACGCACAATGATTTACATGTCCATCAGGTCTAGAATAGATATTGATATAACTATTAAATAATTCATCAATACTTATGTCTGTTAACTTTACGTTATGTCTTTTTAAATCATATTTTAAACCAGCAATAAATCTGTCATATGGATCTCTTATCACTGTCCATTTTATTTTTGTATTAGATTTAACTTGTGTTCTTTTTGGATTTAGATGTTCAATAGCTTTCAACACGCTAGAACAAGCATTTTTGTGTATTAATAAATACTGAAAATTTTCAGTCTCATGAAACTCAATATTTTGAAAAAACATTAATCAAGTATTAGCTTTTTTATCGATAAAGATCCATCTATATTTGACTCTAATTCTGCTTTACCACGCCAGCATTTGTAAGTGACAGATTCTGAAAAAGTTCTCTCAGCTTCGCGCTTACCGCGTAAACATAAAGCCATTGAGTCTTGAATACGT